GCTAGAAAAAGAGCAGGAAATGATCTTCAAGAAAAAAAACTATCTGAGCTTACAGTAGATCAACTTAGAGATAAAATGGGTAGAGGTTCCGTAGATTCTCCTATTGAAATGGATGATATTAAGCCTTCTCGCTCAATTGATTATGGACAACCTCGATCAGATACAGAAGGTCTTTCTACACTTGTTACTGATAAATTAGGTGATATTAGAGGTGCAGAATATAAAGTAAATAAAAAGAAAGCCGGTGGGCAAGTAGGCAAACCTAAACGTAAGATTAAAAAGTCAGTACGTGGCAATGATCTTGTAGCAATGATGTATGATTAATTATGGAAAGGTTTGCAGAATATAATAGAGGACTGCTAGATCAAAGAGGTCCGGTTAATCAATCTCAGTTGATGTATCCAGCTTTTCAAGATCCTTATTCTCCTGTAACACAATCTGCTTTAGATGTAGGCCGTGTTACAGTAGGTATGGAAAATCCTTTGGGAGACTATGGTAGAGAGCAACTTGGTCCTGAAGCTGTTGACAATATTGTAACTGCTATAGAGGCTGGAGGAATTGGATCTTTATTATATAAGGGTGGTAAAGGTGCTGTTAATGTTAGTCGTAAGTTTACACCAAAAGGACGTAAGAAAGCAAAACAAGCATTAGATAAAGCTAAAAATAAACAAGCAACTAAAGCTATTGTAAGACAGCTTGGTACATTTGGGGCTAAACGCATGGGACTAGCAGGTTTAGCAGCAGGACTAGGAGCAGCATTTCCCCCAACACTTGCTGTATCAGGTCCGGTTATAGCAGGTCTTAGTATAGCAGATTTATTAGCAGATAAAAGTATAAGAGGCATGTTACCTGAACTTGCAACTAAAGAAGGTCTTAAAGAAATGCCATCTGCTTTAGAAAGAGAGACTGCACAGAGAGGGGCAGCTAAACAGAGAACATCTGGTCTTACGTCCTTACTTGAAGCTAGAATAAAACCATAGGAATAGTTATGGTAGTAAAGAAAAAAAGAAAGCCCAGTAACATGAAGGGCATTACTATTGGTAGAGGCATGAAGCGTCCTACCAAGTCTGGTGCTGGCATGACTAAGAAAGGTGTAGCTAAATACCGTAGACAGAACCCCGGTTCTAAGTTAAAAACTGCGGTAACTGAAAAGAAACCTACAGGTAAACGTGCAGCAAGGCGTAAGTCTTATTGCGCCAGATCTGCTGGACAAATGAAAAAGTTTCCAAAGGCTGCTAAGAATCCTAATAGCAGACTAAGACAAGCTCGTAAACGATGGAGGTGTTAAAGAGTTTTGACGTATTTAAGTTCTAATATCCCACATTTTAAATGTTGGGTGCGTAAAGAGTATACTTATAATCACGAACAATATGAAGGAGAATATCTACATGCATTAGCAATAGCTGTAAATACAATACCAGATAGATGTTTAAGTTTTAATATTGTATTTACAGGTTGTGATGAAGATGAAAATATACATGGTGGTGCGATGTGGGCCAGAATGCCAATCACTGCATTAATTGCAGACAATAGATTGGATGAATGGCCGGAAAGAATGCCAACACACTTAGCCCAACCGTGGGATTGTTCATCAAGAAATCATGCATTAATTGTAATGGATAGAGTATCTTCAAGTCCGTGGCTTTGTAAAATAGATGGAGAATTTTATACTGGTCGTTATATGTTTACAATAGATTATACAGATAGTCATATATCAGATGATCCAGCACAACATAAACAATCACATGTATTAGAACTTTTAGATGCAGATGAATATACAGGTAATATTGTAGCATTGCCTAATAATAGAGTTAGAATAACTAATCCTGCTTTGTGGGAAGCTGGCGAAGGCGCACCAGATTTTGTTCCAAGTCAATATATCCATTCAGCAGAAATAGATGATAGTTACATGGACCCTAATGTAACATTTAATAATCTTTATGCAGAGGAGAAAACTAATGGCAGTAAAAAGAAAAACAAAAGGAAGAAGTAAAGTAAAAAAAATGGCTGGTGGCGGTCGTATGAAAACTAAGTACCGTGCTAAAGGCGGTGCTATGAAAACCAAATACCGTGCTAAAGGTGGTGCTATGAAAACCAAGTATCGTTCCCGTGGTGGCCGCACTAAGTAATGTCTAAAAAAAGTGATCCTAAAGTTGGTACTGGTAAAAAACCTAAAGGTTCTGGTCGAAGACTTTATACTGATGAAAATCCAAAAGATACCGTTGGTATAAAGTTTGCTACTCCAGCAGATGCTAGAGCAACAGTAGCAAAGGTTAAACGAATAAATAAACCTTATGCTCGTAAGATACAAATACTAACTGTAGGAGAACAACGTGCTAAAGTTATGGGTAAAAGTCAGGTAGCTTCTATATTTAAAAAAGGTAAGGAAGCTATTAGAAAAGCAAGAGGTACAAATGGCAGTCGTAAGAAAACGTAAAACTAAATCAAAAAGCAAATCACCTACACCAAAAAATAAAGCTTTATATTCAAGAGTAAAGTCTGAAGCTAAACGTAAATTTGATGTGTATCCTAGTGCATATGCTAATGCTTGGTTAGTTAAAACATATAAGAAGCGTGGCGGCACTTACGTATGAGCCTGAAAGAATGGTTTGGAAAAGGCCCAAAAGGAGATTGGGTGGACATTGGTGCGCCCAAGAAAAAGGGTAAGTTCCAAGCCTGTGGTCGTACATCTACTAAATCTAAAAAAAGAAAATATCCAAAATGTGTGCCACGATCTAAAGCTAAATCAATGACTGCTGCACAAAGAAAAAGTGCAGTAACTAGAAAAAGAGCAAAACCACAAGGAGTTCGTGGTAAACCTACAAACGTAAAAACATTTACTAAAAAGAAAAAAACAGTTAGAAAAAGAGTTAAAAAATGAATGAAACAGAAAAATGTTTAGAATGTGATTGCTGTTGTCATTGTGACAAAGAAGGTTGTGAATGTGGTTGTAAATCTTGTAATCATTCTGCATGGGGTGAAGCTACGGTGGATATGGAATAATGGCAGTATCAGGTACATATGATTTTAACCTTGATATAGATGAGGTTATACAAGAAGCAATGGAAATGATTGGGGGTGAAAGCACTCTTGGTCATGAACCTGCTTCTGCACGTAGATCAGTTAATCTTATGCTTAAAGATTGGCAGAATAGAGGTATACTTCTTTGGAGTACTTCTGTTTCTAGTGTAACTGTAGCTGCAAGCACCACAACTTATTCTCTTGCATCTTCTACTATAGATGCTTTGGAAGTAGTATTAAATAGAGATAGTACTGATCTACAACTACAACGTATTTCCCCGGAAGAGTATCTTCTTATTCCTAATAAAACACAAACAGGCCGTCCCAGTCAATACTCACTTCGGAAAGAACGTGATAATCCTGTATTATCTCTTTGGCCTCTTCCTGATAATTCTACAGATGTATTAAAGATAGAAATTATTTCTGAACTTCAAGATGTTAATAAATCAGCAATACAAAATGCAGATATACATAAAAGTTTTCTTCCTTGTTTAACATGTGGTCTGGCATATAATATGTCTATGAAAAGACCTAATGTTCCAATGGAACGAATTAACATGTTAAAAGTTAATTATGAAGAAAAATTAGCATTAGCAATGTTATCAAATAGAGAACGAGCAGTTATGAAAGTTGTTCCTAGATTGAGGTATGTCTAGTGGCTAGTAATAAAAATGCACTAGCTATGTGCGATACATGTGGGTTTGTCTATCCACATCGTATTATGAGAATGAACAGTTATGGGATGCTGGTATGCCCGGAAGACTTTGAAGGACAGTTTGATTTGAAGAACCATCCTCAAAATCATGTGCCTGATGTAAGGGATAATCCAGCTATTCTTAATCCTCGTCCCGATACAGGTGGGCGTAATCTTACGTGGAGTCAGGCTAGTACCGCATGGGGATCAACAGATAAGTATTGGAATCTAATATGAGCGATTTAACAAGTCAACTAATATCAAATACATATAAGCAGATTATACTTGTTAGTTCTTCAACTAGCAATACTGGTGTAGACACTTCTCTGAAAGCAGTTCAAACAGGTGATGGTGTTAATACTGCTCTAAAGCTTGCTACTAATGCAGTTCAAATTACTGGTGCTTTAGGTGTTGGGGGTGCTGTATCTTTAGATAACAGTCTTCATGTAGATGACAAAGTATGTGCAAGTGCTTTCTATGGTGATGGTTCAAATCTTAGTGGTGTGACTGCAACGATTGCTGGTAACATATCAGTAAGCAATGCTACGGTGGGTGGTAATCTCTATGTGGGCGGTACTGCCACAGTTGCAGGTGCGGCACACCTACAGTCAAGCCTATCCGTTGCAGGTGCTGCACAGTTTGCCAGTACGGTTACTGTAGTTGGTGCAGCACAATTTCAAAGCACTGTAACTGCTGTTGGTGCAGCTACTTTTAAATCTACAGTTACAGTAGAAAATGTAGCGGCCCTGAAGAATAACGTAACAGTTGGTGGTACATTTAATGTAGCTGGTGCTGCTGGATTTACTTCCAAGTCCACCTTTAGCAATGATGTATCAGTCAGTGGCCGTCTTGATGTAGCAACATCAGCTTCTATTGGTGGTGTTTTAGATGTTACAGGCATTGCTAACTTTGCTGATAATGTATCGGTAAGTGGTAATTTAAATGTAGTTGGTAACGTAACTGCTGCATTCTTATATGGCGATGGTTCTAATCTTACAAACGTGGAAGCTGAACTTAATGTTGCTACAAATATTTCTGTATCGGGTTATATTAATGTTGGTGGCAGTGTATCGGTTAGCGGTCCCTTTAATGTTGTTGGTGCTGCTACATTTAAAGATGATGTATCGGTAAGCGGTAACTCAAACTTTGGTGGAACTGTAACAGTAGGTGGTGCAGTAAGTCTAGCATCAACTCTTAGTGTAGGTGGAGCAGCTAACTTTGCTTCTACAGTTACAGTAGTAGGTGCTGGTACATTTAAGGATGATGTATCTGTATCCGGCAATACTGTACTTGGAGGTACTCTCAGAGTTGCTGGAGCAACATCGCTGGAAGGTGCTGTTGATCTAAACAGTACTCTTACTGTAGCAGGAGCAGTATCGCT